GATTAATGCTACCACACGCAAGACACATGATACATCAACCACTGGGCGGAGCGAGTGGACAGGCAACTGACGTTGAGATCAGGGCAAACGAATTATTAAGATGGAAGCGAGAGCTCACAGAGATATACGAGAAGAACACAGGGAAACCCCTTCAAATATTGCAAGACGACATGGAACGAGACAAGTTCATGAACGCAGAAGAAGCCGTTGCATACGGATTGGTAGACAAGATAATCACCAATAGGGCAGACGACGACACCAACAGCTAACACACAAACAGATACCATTTCCACAGGTTCGCCGGTGGAGGCAAAGTAAATATAGTTAGGTATTGGCATACTAACGAGGGAACAACTATGTACAAGACCGATCTAGACACACAGCTCTTACGCAAGAACATCAAGCCATGGGGCGAGTCACAGATGAACTCGTGGCGATTGTATGAATTAAACAAGGACAAGCCTGGATACAAGAAGCACGGCAACGTGTGGGAGTCATTCGAGAAGCACAGCGTCACACTCGATCGATTGACCGATTGGGACATTCCCCCCATCCTGGGAAACGGATCAACGTTTGGCCTACAGCCACAGCTGAGCACCTCGAGACCAAACATCAGCGAGATACACGAGATGAACATCTACTGTGACAGCAACATCAACAGCACCAACGAGTACATAGTCAAGCAAACACAAGACACCACGCTGAGCAGAGACGTGCAGAAGGCACTGTATGATTTCCTGACACCTATGGGCTGGGAGAAGATAAGATTCTCTAGATTCCAACAACCCGCGGGCGAGATGACCGCAACACACGTTGATGTACACAGACAGATGTCTAACCTACACAACTCACACGAGGATCCCATACTGTGTGGGGAGGTAAGGATAGGTGTTGTGTTCCTGAGTGACTGGGCATACGGACAGGGATTCGGAATGGGCGAAAGCATCGCACAGAACTGGAAAGTCGGTGACTTCTATGAATGGCCATGGTTCTTCCCACACCACACGTTCAACAATTCAAACGTTGAAAGAAACTCGCTGACCATACTGGGTCGCAAGAAAAACTAGATGGACCAAGGCGGTGTGTATTCCAGCAGGACCGAGACATTGTATTCAAACATGTTGGAGGCCCTCACCTCCGGCGAGAGGTGGCATGATTGTGAGGTGTCGTGGGACTTCGACAGCACCCGAGCCACAGCACACAAAGACATAGACAGCCTGTACGATCAGAGACTATCACAGCTAAGGAAACAATATGATGTACTAGAGCTGTCCTGGGGAGGAGGATATGATTCGTCTTACTTGTTGGAGATATCTCACAGGAACAACATTCCGTATGACATCATAACCATGATAGGTCACAAGCACATAGACGACAAGGCCGTGACCAATCTAGAACTGAAAAATAATTACGCACACATTAATAGGTACATTAAAAAATTTCCCAGCGTTGAAATAAGATTCATAGACATGGCAGAGCTGTGGGAGATCACAAAACAAGACACAGACAGGTCAACATGGACAAAGTGTTCCCCGACACTAGACGACATATGCGGACAATCCTGCGATGATTTGCTAGGCAGAATAGCACAAGAGAACAGGTGCGTGATTGTGGGGAAGGGTTGGAAGAAAACAATTTACAATCCCAATAACGGTATATGGAGCATGTTCCACACAACAGACGATCTATACAGACGCCTGGCACACACTGACGCATGTGACTACGTACATTTCTATGGCACACCAGACATAGTGTTGAGTGCATGCGAACTGGTGAGATCTATTGGTGCACCCGATGCCGAGGCCATGTGGATACCACAGGCACGATGGATACAGGAAAACGTTTTGTATAAAAAATTTGCACTGCCAATTTGGCACGGAGGAAAAACAACTACCAACAATGAATTTACGGAGCCCAAGATGAATTGGTTTATTGACAGCAACAAACCTGTGCAACCAGAAATACACAAAGAGTATTGGGACTATATCAGCGAGTGTAACACAAAAATACACCCCGACGACCTAGGAGGTAATCCTATGCCGATCGGTTATTACCAATCCAAGTCAAAAATTGTTGACTTCTACAAAAAATAACTTATAATTTATGTATGTTTGAAACCATTCCTATAGATATTGCAATCATGATGCTAGGTATAGCACTTGGATTAATAGCCGGAATGTTACCCGGTGTTGGCAATGTTGTTGTCCTGATGTTGGTATATCCCTTCATAACCGACTACAACCTGTTCCAAATAGTGTTGTTCTATCTATGTTTGGCATGTGCGGCACAGTACACCGGTAGTGTGGTTGCCACTACACTAGCAGTACCGGGAGAAACATCCAGTCTGCCTGCAGTGAAAGAAGGCCACAGAATGTTCAGAGATGGCCGCGGAAACTATGCTATCAGCAACTCTGCAATCGGCAGTTTTGTTGGATCCGGAATTGCTTCTTTAATAATGTTAGCAGTGTTGCCACTTGCAGTAGTTGGCATAGCAAAATTTTACAATACCCATACACAGGTGATCATACTATGTGTGGTCAGCATATTTCTGATAGCAACTTACGGAGACCAGAAATGGTATGTTAATTTAGGATTGTTTGTATTTGGATGGATGTTGTCACGTGTAGGATTCAACAAAGAGTTAATGGGCTACAACTTTGAAAGTGTAATCAACTATGAAACGTTCTACTATCTACATTTTGGATTGCCGTTGTATCCGGTTATCATCGGTCTGTTTGTGTTTCCTATATTCATGAAGAGTTGGAACTCCCCGAGACCCAACGCAAGTGCGTTAGACAAGCTGTGGGACAGCGAGTTTATAATGCATATCAAGGAATACTGCAAACACATCGGTTCTAGTGTTAGGGGAACACTGATAGGGAGTGTATGTGGACTGGTACCTCATCTAACATCAACACTAGCCAGTAATGTTTCTTATGTGTTTGAGATGGCCAGACAGAAAAAGAAAAAAGCCTACAATGAGAAAGGAGATATAAAGAGCCTTGTAAGTGCCGAAACGGCCAACAACGCGGCAGGACTTACACAATTGACTCCGTTGCTATTGATAGGAATTCCGATCACTACTAGCGAAGCAATTATTCTAAACATCATTGAAAATAACATGGAAGTTATTAACTGGACCACCACAATAGAAACAGGTATGTTCAACCAACTACTGTTGTACTTTGTGGCCATGAACTTTATATGTGTATTGGCGGCCTGGCCGTTTGCAAAACATCTGCATGTAATCTTCAAGATTAATCAGAAGATCTTGTATTCACTGACGTTCTTTGTGTTAGTTGTGTTGGTATACTATCTAGGAGATATGAAACAGCAAGGAATGTTCTACATCTACATACTTCTAGTTCTAATGCCTATAGGTGCTATGTTGCGTAGATGGGACACACTGATACTAGTGTTCGCATTTGTGTTACAAGGACAGATCGAATCTGGGATTATCAGATTGTTCTTTATATATTCTGATTGGGCGGACCACAATCCACTGAGTCAATTTATACAATAAATTATTACTATTTTATTAAATATGTCTGTAGCGCCATCATATGATGACGTCGGGATAACAGTGACGCCTAAGTGTTGAAATATGCCAATATCCAAACACTTTTTACCTTACTAGGAACGCCACCCCGTACGCGGTTCACCGCTAACTTTTTCTAAAACTCTAGAGTGCAACACAGGTCGCAATACCTAACTCCTATTGCTCTTGTGTTGTGCTTTTGGTTGACGAGGAAACTAGTAACAAGTATAATAATATAAACTAAAAACTTAAGGAAGGTAAAATAAATGAAGAAAATAATAGCATCGTGTATTATGTTTTTAATGTCCTTGTCTGTTGCGAATGCAAAGACTATCGACTATCTTGTAACAGGTACACCGGGAGGAACATCGTATGACAATGCAGAGATGTTCATTCCAATTCTAGAAAAAGAAACAGGATATACAATTAAAAAAGTTATTGTAGACAGCTGTGTAGGTGGAACAATTTATTTAAAGTCAAGCAAGAACCCGTCTATTTTTATTACCAGCACACTTAACCACGAAGACAAAGGGTGTGACATGCAGGCAACCAAGAAATCCTTTATTGGTACAGGTTGGGGAAGAGCAATGGCGTTCTGTTCTATGGACGACATGGCAACAGCAGTGGCTAAATTGAAAGGCGGAAAGAGATTAACTTTCGCGGTTTCAAACTCTTATGGTCAACACATGATAGATCCATTAGCGGAAGTAACAGGAACACCAATGAAATTTATACCTTACGGATCTTCAGGCAAGAGCCTTAAAGGATTTGTAGCAGGCGATACAGATATGTTATACACTAACATGCCAAAAGCAGTATCGGGTGTAACAAAGAACGGTATCTCTTGTTGGGCAAACACCGGACCTACTAAAATTCTAGACATGGTGCCAATGAAAGATCTATTTCCAGAATACAAGTATAACGATATACAAACGTTCACCTACTTGGATTCGGCTAACATGAATTTTCTCGATGTTAGAAAGTTTAGAAAAGCATGGATCAATGTAATGAAATCTGATACGATTACAGCACACATTAAGAATAAGAAATTATTCCATCCAGATTTGTACGGAGAAAATCCTAACTGGGTCGAAATAGTAGATAAAGCAGGTAAAAACTGGGTAGGCAAGTAATTACCCAAGGGGGTGGGCCAATGGCCCATCCTAATACCCTACCCGGCATTCGCCAACTAGTATTACTTTTTAGATAACCAGCTCTGCTCTGTTTCTGTATAAGGCCACATTATAGTTGCTTGTTCCAGTGTGCAGGCCATTCGTGCTGTTTGGATTGTTTTTCCAAAGTAACGACTTCTAATATCTCAGGTGTTTCGTCCCAACAACAGTCGTCTCGAGAAACGCAGTTGCTTTCGACATATACTTTTTGACTTTTCTCTTTATCTTGATACATTTTGTTTCTCCTTTGTAAATTTACTTATAGTAAATTATACACAAAAACTCTTAAAATCATAGTCATACGTTGTAAACGACGTAAACTTTTTGTAAACTTAAATTTACAAGATTTACAAAAAGTAAATAAAACTATGTACACAGATGAAAAACGTAAGGTAATCTACATTATGACTCATAAGATGGTATGGTGGCACACACATTGTCCAACTACCGCAGGGTCAACTCCGTTGTTTGACAAACCAATTTGGGTTATTGACAGATGTGAACACTGTGACATGAACATAGAAGGCCAGGACTGGTGGAACAACTGTTCCTACAATTCTTCTCAGATAAGATTTTTTGATAATTTAATTTAATATTATTTTTAAGATGGACTTCTCGCCCATGTAGATCTCTGTCTCTGCTTTGGCTTTGATGCATTGGTATTTGACGTTCTCATTGTAATCTCGCTCAGCAGTACGTTTACCCCTCAGGCACTTGGCCATCGAGTCTTGTATTCTGTGTTCCTTGATCTCTCCCTGTACGATCATCAACAATGCAACTACTGTTTCAATCATTAGTGTGCTTCTCCGTTACCGTTTGTGTATTTGATGTCTCTGTCAGCATCTTTTAGTTTCTCAATGCTCTCTGTCGCTTTTTCCATTTGTGCATTCAGGAACTCGATGTTGATCTTGTTGTTAGACATGTTGTCTAGGTGTTTCTGCATTCTTTCAACGCTCTTGTACAGGTCCTCGATCAACATGAACTGTTCTATGTCCTGCGAACTCTGTCCCAACTCTCCACGTGGATACTTGATCCTAAACTCGTTGTTCTTATCTATATCTGCTGAAAGTTTTGATTCTGCTTGTTCGAGATCTTTCTCTAACAGTGCATTCCTCATCTCTAGCATTGTTAATCTTTCTATGACTCCGAAGTAAGCCCAAACACCAATAGCAGTTGCTACCATGATAGAAATTAAATTCTTCATGGGCATTGATATCGATGTCTGGTCGCTAATCTTCATTTTTCTATCTAAATTCTTTTCTCAATTTGAATTTTCTTTTTTTCTTTTTAGGTGCCTCCCCTCCTACCCATGCTTCGTTGACATCCGCGGTAGACTTGTCGTCTGCTTTGTATCTGCCTTTCTCTCTTGCACGTTTAGGTTCAGCTTTAGTTTCTACTTTGGGTTCTGCTTTTGCATCACCGCCACTTCCTAGTATTTTTCCTATCCAGGTCCACATATTATTCTTCCTCTTTTTTAATATATCTTACTGTACCAACTGTTCTTTTGCTTATCTTTTTGGTACGGATATATCTTCTATTACCAATCTTGTATACAGTTGGTTGTTTAGGCTTTTCGACAATGAACATCTTGTCATATGCATCAACCAGATTCTTAATCCATTTGTACATAAGGCCACCTCCATATCTAGTTTACTTCTTGAAAGGGTTTAATCCTTTAAATCCTTTTACAGCACCTTTGGTTTTATCACCTACTTCTTTGCTGACTGCCTTGCCAAGCTTCTTGGCATTGCCAACAATGTCAGGCATCTTAACCTTAGGCATCTTTGGTAGTTTGAATTTCATACTACTTCTCCCTTTTGTATAGAGTCCAAGCACCATAACCAATTGCTCCCCATGCCGCTAACTTGGCTATAGGTCCTGCAATTAACACAACAACGCCAACTGCTATAAGCACAGCGCCATCCCATGATGTTCTCTCGTCTAGTCTATCTTTTACCCATTTAATCGGATCCATATTAAATCCTCCTTATTTTAAGTTGTACCCTTATTTACCTATAAAATGATGGTTGACTTTTGTTCAACACCTGTTATTATAGCAGTATATTAAGGTAAATACGCACATGAAAACATTCGCAACATTAATATTAGCATCAATCCTATTGGTTGGTTGTGCTGTACCAAAGAATCCCACATTAGCTTGGGGGAAGAGATGTACAGTCAGCGGGGAACAAGTAGTTTGGTCTCACCTTTGGGTTTATGACAGAGAAAAAGGTCTGGACGCAACTAAAGAAAACTGTAAGTTAATTGCTGAAAAATAACACCCGGTTACATTTATGAAACCAATACACGGCTCATTGATATTATTATTACTGCTAACATCTTGTGGTAGCATAGGAGCAGTGGTAGGGTCGGGGACTACATCATACGAAACTTATAAAATCGTTGCACAAACTAAAGGTGCTGTTGATCTCAGCTTGTCGGCCAACGATAAGAAGACTACTGACGACAGGATACTATCTTCAATAACAGGATATGACTGCAAAGTCAAAAGAGTGTTAAAGGGAGGCCTAGAAGCCATCTGTGTTTCACTCATACCCGAGTTCATAGGACCAAAACCGAAAGACCCTTCGTAATCATGAATGCAGTTTACACAATAGCAGGTGTAGTAGCAGTATCACTTATACTTGGCGGGATGTCGTTTTTTCTATTAAGGATAATATTTTAAGATTTGTCTTTACACTGTTTGCATTGGCAATCAGGACAGTCCTGACATTCACCACAAGATCTCTTACAGTGCTGTTCGCACCCACAAAGTTCACAAATGAATTCAATCATCATTTGTCCTCCTCGGTCTTTCCTAGGTCTTTCTTCTCTTGGCACGGAGTAGGATCAAACATACACCCCAACACAAACGCAATACCTTCTAGGTTTGAAATTGTGGGTTGGGAAATCTGTTCTTTCTCCTCCGGCTGTTGTACTTGTACATTCTTAACTCCGCAACCAGAAATACCAAGCACTAATAGTATTAGCACAAGTCCGGCAATGATATATCTTTCAAGTTCTCTATCCATAGCTTTATTTACTGCAGGTTGTAATTGATAATGTAATGGTATTAAGTTATTAGCTTTTTTGGAAGCCCTTGGCAATCTTGCCACTGTTTGGTCCTTGCTTGATCACATATTCCTGTGTACCATTCGCACCGACCTCGACCTCTTTACGTAAAGTCTTGAACAGGAGTTTTTCTTTAGATGCTCTCTGTTTTTTTGCTATTGCTTCGTTTATTGCTTTTGAATCTCTCATAATACTATTATACAGAATATTTATGTGTTGTCAACAGGGCTGATATGCGTATAGAACATAGGTGCATTTAAACACCGTTAAGTGCGTATATTATAACAAACATACAACTGCTCCAAGCTATGTTTTACCATGCGTATACACAGCTCTGTGTAGCTCTAAAGGGCATGTACGACTTTGTTTAAAAGGTAGACACATAGATGTTTGTAGTATATTATTATATTGTGTTAACGGAGGCCCCTTTAGCTCATCTGGTAGAGCAACTGATTTGTAATCAGTAGGTGGTCTGTTCGACTCGGACAAGGGGCACCACTAACACAACTCTCAAGATAAACGCTATTCTAACTTTTTTGGTAATAGTGGTTGTTTTGGTAAGTTTGGTATGTTTGGGGGATCCACCAAATACACATTGGGGGGTGTAGCTCAGTTGGTTAGAGCGATCGCCTGTCACGCGATAGGTCGAGGGTTCGAGTCCCTTCACTCCCGCCACGTGCCGGTAGTTCAGTTGGATAGAATGTTGGTTTCCTAAACCGAAGGTCGCATGTTCGAATCATGCCCGGCACACCAACTAAAATAATCATCTATAGATATATTACGCAGAGTATCCTGTCGTTTAATAAAATATTCAAGCTGTTCGCTGTTGTCTTCGTCTACCGCTATCTCTTTCGGGGACATGTGTTTGGCACGTGTTGTAAATTTATTTTTGTATCTTACATTCAACACACTAGGATTGTCTAAGAAACTCCAGTCGTGCGGTATGTTTTTGTTCTTTGCGAAGTTTATTATTTCTGGCAAGTTTTTTATGTTCAAACAGCTAACAGTTGTCCAGAAATCTAATTGTAGTAACTTGTATTTTTCCTGCAGGTCCTTGTAGGCATCGACTGTCTTTTTGTAGTCTATCCATTTGATTGGCCATCTTGTGTAATCATGCACACTGCCTATACCATCTAGGCTCATGGTCACTATGACCATAATGTTTCTCTTCAACACATCTTCAATCTCCTTGATCATCTTAGAACCATTGGTGTTCATCCTCACTATCTTTGTGTTCGCAGGCAGGTTGCTTAACACTTTCTTGTAGTTCTTGCTGGCGGTCGGTTCTCCCCCGTTGACATCTAGCTCTATCACTCGGTCCAACGGTAGCGTTTGGAACACATCGTAGTTGTCCACACGAGTATAGTTCTTTGATTCCAGACTGCCTATCTTTGTGCTGAGACCGGCGTTGCAGGATTGGCAAGCACTATTACAAATATTATCTAACACACCACCCACTATGAGATAGTCCTTGAGTATTGGATGTAACATCTTGTGTCTGGCTATGCTGTTGGTCCTGATGCTCTCACCCTTGACACGTTCGGACTGTTGGCATCTGGTACATTCGTCGGGCCATTTGTCCTCCGACATCGTGTCCTTGATGCCTTTTATCCATTCACTGCGTTCTAGTTCTTCAAAACTTTCAAAGCCCTTGTCATTTACCATGTGTCCGCACTTGCCCACGGAACCGTCCTGGTTAAGTCTCACAAAATGGTCAAGCCTAGGACAATACATTTCTATACCTCTTGATAAGTTCACCGAGTTCAAATGTTTCGTAGTAGTGTTCTGTTAACGCATAGTCTACCTCGACAAATGATTTCAGTGGTGTCACGGGCTCTGCCTTGTCACCCTTTCTTTTGTGTACACTTGTTATTTTCTTTATGTGTTTGAATGGCAGTATAGTGACAGTGCCTTTGTAAAATTTATACAGATGTAAAAGCCACAAATACTGTGGTGAGAAATGTCTATCTACCAACTTGCCCTGCTCTACTAGTTTCCATGTCTCTTCAACGTTTAAGTTGTTCTGTCTGCAATATTCGTTAACGCCAGACACAAAACGATCACTAGGATCCCTGATCATTACGTCTATGTGTTTGCATTCGGCTATGTGACTGTTTACATATGTTTTGTCAGCCGCATTCATCAGACTCGATGAGCCAACCCGGAATATAGGATAGACTGTGTGAGGACCTATATCCACGACTGTGCAATCTGTGTTCAATAATTTATTCCATTGTGTTAACATATTAAAATCCCGCCACAATATATTTTGTTGACATGTTGGTTACCTCATCACGTAAATCTTTGAATTCTTTTAGGTTCGTAAATGTCTGCTTTGAATGATCTAGTGCTGTGTTCCAGTCCTGTATCTTGCTGAAGTAAATCTCATCCACACCATATGACTCTGCCAGTTCCACCATGTCCTTCATTTCCCACCAGTTGTCCTGCTGTACGACCACATGGAACCTAAACCAAAAGTCGTATTTGTCCTTGCTGTCCGCCATGGACTGCAGGTTACTTTTTATCTTGTCCCAACGCCCTCCCAATCGCAGTTTCTCATATGTTTGTTTTGATGCTCCATCTATGCTGACGCCCAATACTTTAAGTTTTCCCATAATGTTGGCAAGCACCCCCCGGTGTTCTTCGAACATCAGCCCATTGGTCAGTATACTGTAACCTATGTTGGTCTTGATTGGGGTGTTGCTCATAAAGTACCTGTAGATGTTGCTGGCGAACGGATCACCATCAGATCCCATGTGTACAGTTAGCGGATGCTCCTGCAGTTCGAGCCAATGGTTGATGCTGTCAGCCAACTTGATTCGTTTATTATATGTCAACCCCTCCTTGTGGAATATCATACCATTCCTACAACTTGGACAGCGTAGGTTACATGAATCGTCAATGGCCAGTCTTATCTCTTTGATCAGTGTATCTTGAATTGTGTTCAGCACGTTGCCTGATTTTATGTAAGGGCATTGGTTCTCATTACAGTACCTGTATGAACCATCACTGATAGAGTCCTGTAGTTGTGTGTGGGTTTCGGAACCTATTATCTCAGACAAGGATCTGATCTGTAGATTGCCTATGCTCTGCGGCAACCATGCAGTGCATTCACAGGCATAGCACGATCCGTTCTTGTCTATCAGTATGGTGTCGAATGGCCGCGGACACCTATTTTTAATCTTTAAATCTTTCTTGGTGTCGATGTTGTATTGATCGAACAGTCTCTGGTTTATCATTTGTCGGGATCAGTGATCATATCTGGTGTCAGTGCTGTGCCTTCTGGGATCTCAGATTGATCTACTTTATCAATTTCCCTTTTCTTGGCCAACATGTTACCGCCCACTGCATTTATATAATTTCTGTCTTCACCCCATTGGTGGCATAACACTTGGTGCCATCCCCATTCAGCACCCAATAGATTTTTTTCTTTAAACATCTTCTCAACATTCTTTAATTTTTCTCTGGGGTGGAATATGAGATGATCCCATAGATAAGGGCCGGGACACCTTTTGCAATCTTTGTATTTGTGTGTTTGCAACGGCTCGTCAACATCTGTAGTTGCTAATATGCCTATTACTTTTCCTTGTTGTGCTTCTTCTAGTAACGGCATAAAGTCAACACTTGTTGATAGAAATGTATCGTACCTCAGTTTGATTATTGTTTTGTACTGCTTGGGCAGTGTGTTTGTTAGCCAGTAGTGTGCCAGTGTTTGTTTTGAATTATGTTTGGTCTTCTCCCATGCACCCGGCTTCCGAAATATCTTTGCCCGTTTTGATCCTGCGTATTTCCTCCACATATCACAATCGGGTTTGTACTTTGTATCTGTGAGATTATGGTAATCATATTGTGGTTCGTCGAAATATTCACAGTCTGGCACTTCAGGTGCCGGATAATCTTTCCATTGCATATAGAAAAATTTAAATGGTAAAATTTTTCGTGCTATCTCCATGGCTTCCTTGTACCCCTCTCTAGCTAGACCAGATACACATACTGCTATCTCATCTGCACGGATCATTTTACAAAGCCCCATTTAGCAATAGCCTGCTCGTATTCTATACCATGTGTTTTATCAACTGCTTGTCTCATAGCTCGGGCACCGGCAACAGTGCCACTTGGATGACCGTGAATTGCACCGCCGGCATTTGCTAGATAATCTATACCCGCAACACTAGTAACTTTCTCAACAAGTCCTGGATTAAATCCACAGCTCAGTGCAGGAACAGTATTTCCGGCTCTCAAAATTTCTAAACACTTTAACACTTCTGTCGGGTCGTCGTTGCTATATCCACAAACCATTCCTGTTTGAATAGTATCTGCACCCATCAGTGTAGCAAGTTGACACATCACAGGCCAACCGATACTAAATCTATGACTAACATCTGTTGTAACTTTTGCACCACTACTCTGATAATGTAAAAACAATGGCAAGTCTAATTTTCTAATACTGTTGTAAGAACCATACCCGCTGTACACATTAATGTGTACACCGTTCCCGCCTAGTTCATGCACACGTTTCACACGATCTGTTAGTACATGAGGATCGCAGTTGATTGTGTGACAGAATACAATTTTACGACTTTGTTTGGCAAGATAGTTAGCGATTAATTCCACACGTTCATTGAGTGGACAGATGGTAGGGTTGCCCATGATTTCGTCTTCTTTAATAAAATCAACTCCCCCGTCTACCATTTGCTTGACCATCTCAAGCAAAATAGGTGGAGTGATTCCAATTTTAGGTTTAACAATACCGCCAAGTAACGGCTTGCCATATTGTCCTGTAAGTTCTCTCATACCAGTCAACCCAAATTTGGGACCTAGGAAATGTTTAGTAACTGTTTCAGGCAAGTCCAACCCAACCAATCTACATTTTGTAATGATTGCAATATCAACATGCCCACCCATTAACTGGCAAAGCATATGAGCTATACCGTCTGTTTTCCAATCTGTGTTTACTATAGGAAATGCAATTTTTACAAGTCCTTCTGATTGTGATTCTAATTCTGCTTTATCGCTAACAATAACACAACTGTGATTTTCAAACAGCTCGTTGGTTTCCCATTCATTACGTATGTTTGGGTTCCCGACACTCTGTCCGATTGCAAGTGCCCAAGCGGCCTCTTTTAAATTGACACTGCTTTTCATTGCGTAAGTGGCAACAAAATACTTGTTACTATCTATATCTGTATTATAGAACAGCATATTACTTCTTGTAGTTTGCTAAAAAATTATTGAGTTCTTCTGGTGTCCCCATACCCCACATCTCATCAACAACGCTGGCCCTAATTTTTTTGCCATCTTGTATTGCTTCATTGTATACAGGACAAACATAGAATTCGTTGTTAGTTCTAATATCTTTCTTTATCATTTGATCAGCATATTTTACAAAGTCACTGCCACGTTTCCAGTGATATATGCCTACTGTGGCATTGTTTGAAATTGGATTCTTTTCAGCAACTTTGGAAACCCATCCATTGCCATCTACTAGAGCAAAACTATGTTTAGGATGTACACTATTAAAAGTTAATATACCACCATCTGACTCTGCGTGAGAAAAAGAACTGATTGTTTCGAGGCTGTTCCATTCAATGTATTGATCCGAATTAGAGATTACTAGTGGTTCGTTGTTGTCTATGAACTCTCTTGCTTTAAGGATAGTACAAGCCGCACCTTCGGTTAGCCCATCAATCTGTACAATGTTACAGCCAGGAGCAATCATTGACAACATTCCTTGCAAGTCATATTTTTCGTAGTGTGCTTTTTGCACAAGGAATATGTACTGGCCTCGTAGATTTAAATTTTCTACAACTTTAGCTATCATAGGTTGCCCGTGAACTTCTATCAAAGGTTTGGGAAATGTGTATCCTGCTTTGTCAAATCTTGATCCTGCTCCTGCCATTGGTACTATTATTTTCATTTTATTTCTTCCTTGTATTTTTCTATGTCGTCTCCGCAGATGCCTGCAAATTTTTTTACGTCTGATAGAAATAATTTTTCCGGATGTACAGCGATAGTCTTCACTCCGCCCTTTTTTCCCGGGTATGCCCACATGTATCCATAAGAAGTCAACGTGTAATCATCTTCTTGGTGGAAAAAACAATGTATGCCCATAGCCATCATGGCCTCTAGTGCGTTGTAGTTTTTAGCATGGCACCATAGGTCGTTATCTTTCAACCATTCACGATCAACCGCTTCTGTTGGTTCGTCATGGCCTAACCAAAATTTCTCACCATCCCATTTACAGACATCTATTTCACAAGGATATCCTTTTTTAAGTGCTTCCTCTATGTATGCAACTGTGTTTTCCCTTTCAGGTTGTCTACCATTTATGTTGCCTCTGTGTGCTATAAAGATCATAATATACGCTTATTTAATTCTGTTAGCTTGTCAGGAAAATGTTTACCGTAATTAACAGATGCTTTAACTTTGGATATATTTGTTGTTTTGTTGTCTGATACCTAGATCTAGTTTGCGGCTCCAATCAAATCTTGCTCTACTGCAAGTATTACATATCATGTTTTTTTTCTTTTCGCTGAACTTTTTGCTGTACACTACTTCATGATAACCCTTAAGGTTCTCCCATACTCCTGCGACACCGAGGTCAAATACATTGCCAAAATTAGTTTGTGCTGTTGCATCATCACAACATAGTACTGCTGTGCCGTCTACCATTATCTCAAGCCTACGTAATATCTTACCTAGGCCCATAGAACATCCTTTTACAAATTTCTTCTCTGATATCTTAAAGTCAAGGTCATCGTCTGTGAACTTGTTGTACGCTAATCGATTCTCTAACCAGTTTTTTTTTATCTTTACTAGTCCTAATGTTAGCGGGTTCACTCTTAAATACATTCTTATAGGCGGAGTAGAACTCTTATCTGGATTTTGCTCTTTACTTTTTATTCCTATCACCATTTTCTCACTGATTTCAGGGTACTTGTCTCGTACCATTATTAATCTTGCTTTGGTCATTCCCCAGTCTAGATCCATGTACTCTCTGATCTCTTGTTGGTTAAATCCTATTATGGAAATGTGTATCGAACCTATGTTTTCGATATACTTCATTATGAGATCACATTTCTTCTCGCTGAAACTGACTGCATTCGTTGTCAATTGTATCCTTAAGTTATGCTGTCGGCACAGCTCAAATATTAGCTCTAGATCTTTGCACACAAGGGGATCTGAATATCTCCATGGTTGAACCGATGCTTGTAAATTTGATACTTTAAATTTTTTAATACCCTCAGCGAATTGTGTAATCAAGGTTGTAATTTTTTCCTCCGACATACGTTTACCCCTATACTCTTTGTCTTTCTCAAGTATAGTGTATGGGCAACAAAAACATTTTGCGTTACATAAGTTCACAGGCTCAAAGGCCAATTCCACAGGAGTGGGTAAAGATAGATTAAACATGAATCATGATCCAATCATCCATTCCGTCATAGTCCACGATCTGATAATTTTTTCCTTCTAACCATCGAACTGCATCGCCATACTTTCCTTTGCCGTACTGTTCGGTTGTGTGATTCTGTTCAAGTACTATCACAGGTTTACAAGTAGCTAATGTGTTGATAGCACCTTCTAGTACGGCCTGTTCATCGCCTTCTACATCTATCTTAATAAAATCCACATTCTCAAATTGGAAACTGTCTATAGTTTTTACAGGAGAGTGGGTAGATTCTAAATTTTTAACTTTCGTGTTAGTCCACGGCCCGGTGTGTTGTATTTCTCCAATCCTGTTGCCTAATGCACATATGTGTAGTTTGGCTTTTGTTTTGTTAACGTTCCTCCATTTCATCTTGGGACGCATATCAAACATGTGTACATAATCAAAGTCATTACACATATGTTTTGCAAAATGACCAGCCTTGGATCCAACATCTAGTGCAATCCTTGTGTGTTTAAAATAAGGTTTGCATTTTTGATAGGTGTGTTTACACACGTCGCTTATTTTAGAAACAGTCTCCGAGTCTAACCGTGTAAATTTTTCCGATATCATAACACTACTTATTTTAAGATTTGTTCTAAACTATCGATCGACATCATGTGTTTGTATTCAAACTTTTTTGAGAGATTTACAAATTTAATATTATTTTTTTTGAAGAAGCTCACAAAAGCCGGGAGATATTTAAAACCTTTGGTCATGTGGCCATCCGGCACATTGTTTTCTCTTTTACTGGTGTCATTGTAGAAATGTGTTGAATTTTTCCGATAGATCCATTCCGTACCCAGGATGTATATTTCCTTGAATCCCATAAAGTAGGCAATCAAACTAGAAGTGAGTACAGTGTTGCCAGTCTTACCCCATCCGTCGGTATAGGAAACTGGAAAAGTGTTAGGGTTTAGTAACTGTATTTTTTGTGCTCCTGTTTGTCTGTGCGTAGGTAGAGAGTAGATCGGTACGAACTCCTCACCTCTGTAAAAATTATATTCTTTCACAATCTCCGGATAGAATTTTATTCCTTCTGATACTTCGTATAATTCCTTGGCATAATCCTCATAAAATAATAGATCTAACACAACATGATAATCAAAATGATCCAGTCCTATATCTTTTGCTTTATGTCCCCTGTTGCATATAAAAACTTTTTCATTTTTTAATAATGATAGATTCTCGTCTGAGAGACTCGGGGCATTTCCTAGAATAAAACAACGTTCTCCTTGGTGTTTGTTTTCAAAAGGCTTCCAATCCATTTTAAAATGTTCCTGTGTTTTTTAACACGTCAAACGGATCTGCACCAAAAGTTGCTTCTAGTTTCACTGAGGTTTCTTTCTTGATACTCTCCTTGGCCTTGTTTAATATTGTCTCCCAGTGTTCCTGCGGTATACATATAACCCCATCACTATCTGCAAATATGATATCATTGTTTCTTACAACAACACCGTTAATGGTCACGGGCAAGTTCATTGTTTCCAGTGTGCCTTCGTATCGTATATCATCAGCTCTACTGCCGTGTGCGAACACAGGAAGACCCATGTTAGACACTCGGTCAACATCACGTGTGTGTCCATCAATCACAACTCCTACAGCACCCCTCCTCATGGCAAACGTGGCATTGAGATCTCCAAAGTATGCTTTATCAGGCACATCGGTAGATACCACAATAACATCTCCCGGCTCTACAAACTCATAGCTTTTTAGGGCTCCAAATATGCCAGTCCATTTGTCCTTCTCAGGATCCTTGTCTTCCAGCTCGAGTGTTTTTAGTTTTAACGTTTTTGCAAATCCTAAAAACTTGCCACCGGTCAACGATCTTATAGTGTTGCTTAAGAAATGTTTTATATTATTCTCTTTACAGATATCACTCAACAAACAACTAGATAATATGTGGGATATCATTTTCATTTGTTGTGTTTTTAAACTACGTTGTCCTGCACAGATAATCTTAGCTAATTCGAGATCTTCGGGGTTGTCTATGTCTAAACTCTGTAATGGATCAAGATCATACAGCATTACATTGTCAGTATACCTTTTATTTGTTGGAACTCCGTTTGTCTTGACAGCATAGAAACTCATTGATTCTAGTACCCGCTCCGGCAAGTCTACACTATTAGGTATGCTATCTCCGTATAGCGGTTGCCCGTCTTTCCACTCGTAAAATCTATTTCTAGTTACAGCAACCAAACTAGTATGGTCAGACTGTTTAAATTTCTTTAGTGCTTCGTCAATTACTACAGCATCAATAAAAGGTGCAGTGCAAAGTACTTGTACAACAATATCAGCGTCTGTATTTTTAGTTTGATTAGCAAACATGGCATGTCCGTCTGTGTTGTTATTGGCCAAAGCCTTATCGCGATAAAGGTGCTTTACAGGAAGATCATTTACAAGGGCGTGGACTGTTTGACTTTCACTGTCTATCCATACTTCGTCTATTTCTTTACATTTAAGAAGTTGTAATATCTTCCTTTTAAATAGAAACTCGCCGTCAATGATTGTTAAATTCTTATTTTGTATACGTTCGCTAGTACCTTTTGCAGGAACAAACACTACAGTTTTTTTAGACATTATTATTGTTCTTCGTCAGAGTGTAGTTCATTTAAAAGTTGTCTAAGTTTACCACCTTCGACATTAGCTTTCACTTTGACTCCTAAGTTATCCCCTTTACGAGGATCTGGTATATTTGGTCTTGCATCGTTTGGTGTGCTACCTGAAACTTTAGATGTTTGTTTTAGGGAGTCATATATTTTATTTTGACCTTGTTGATTATAACTTTGTGATTCTTCTTCGTCTAGACTGCTGATCCTCAAACTATCTACATTGAATTCTAAGTCTACTTTTTGTCCAACACCCGAACTTGATCTGGTCTTCATGAACTGTATTTGATATCTGCCACGCTCTTTCATTGCTCTACTTGTAAAGATACCTATTACATTATCTGCTGTTTGAATTTTAGATAGTCCACCTGAGATGTGAGAGTGATCAAACTCTATTTCTTCGACCGATGCCCTGTTCAACTGTGATGCTGTGGCCAACACACATTGTTTCTCAACAACCAAGTTTCTCAATTCTTCCGACACATACTTGTCTTTAATGAACAAGTCTGCAGGTGATATACGTTTGCTTTTTGGCATCATCAAATCCAAATAGTCAATCAGTATGCAGTCTACTTTCTTCTTTGATTTTAATTCTAGTTCTTTGAGATACGTTCTTATGTCTAGCACATTACTACCACTTGGCAAGTACTTGATCTGCAAGTTACCTGACTTTTTAGCCAACATTCTAACTTTTATTTCAACATCATCTAGTTGCTTCATTACTGATCTTGTTGGAATGTTAGTCATCATAGCATCTAGCCTCATTGCCGTTAGTGCTTCTGATAATTCAAAAGAGATGTAACAAACATTAAGTCCGGCTGTTGCCCAGTTGACTGCAAGATTCTGCAAGAACAAACTTTTGCCTGCTCCTGAACCTCCTGCAAAGATGTTCAACTCTCCTCTGTTGAATCCTCCAAACAGTTTCTTATCAAGGCTCGCCCACCCTGTGCTTATCTGTCCATTGTTGTCTTTGAGTGCTTGTAGTCTTCCCTTTGGATCTTCAAAGTAGTCAGTACCAAGATCTCTTGTAAGTCCCACACTGACAGCTTCCTTGACCATGTCCTCGACCGGACCGTAGTCACCCTTCTCTAAAAGATCAGCCGACGAGAGTATTGCCTGCTCCAGTGCCTTGTGTCTAGAGAATGTTTCAAACTCGTCTAGCAACCAGTTGAAGTGTGCCGGGTCTAGATCCTTTGCTTGTTTTAACTGTATTTCATGTGATGCATTGACCTGTTCAACCTCCGGCATCACTTTGTATTCTTCCATGTAGTCTTTGATAAATTTTGCAATAGGTTGCAACTTACGATCAAACGATTCGGGTTTGAATATGTTCTGTGCCCTAGCAAATGATTCAGCATCTGCTAATAACATTTCGATATACAATTTCTGTACATCAAATGAATAATTCTTAGCCTGGTGTTGTGGTTCGTTGTTATTGTAATCAGCCATACATTTTTCTCTTCAAATCTATTTTTAGTTTACTTCTCTCTGTTGTTTTTAATATCGATTGTATAGTAAACAGTCTACCGTATTTTAACACAGCATCGGCCACATCGTCAACTCCATCTTCCCATTCTGGAAATGCAACACTCCATCCAAATTCCGTTGCTTGGTTAATTAATTTCTCTCCCGGGGCATCTCTGTCTGGTACTACAATTATCTGTCTACCCAGGCCTTCTATCAGCTCTCGCTGTGTATCATTTATCTCCGATCCCAGTATGCTTACGCCAGAAACGGTAATTGCATCAAATGGTCCTTCTGTTACCAGTACAAACTTTCTTGACCAATCCTGTGCATCCATGTTAAACACATAGCCGGGCTGTACGTCTGTGTAGTATTTGACCTTGGTGGATTGTTCAAACATCCTTCCCGAGAATCCCACTATGTCTCCTCTCCAGTAGAACGGTATCAGTAATCTTTTATCCACGTCCCAACTCTTGTTTGTGGAATACATGAAGTCGTACCAGTCTGGTCCTATGCCTCTGCTCTCGAGATATTTTAATAGTGTGTCTATGGATTTTGATTCTTCTGGTTTCAAAACTTCTTCCAACATCCTCTCCAACCAGTATTCTAATGGTCTACTTGCTATTGGTAAGTCTCTTTTTTTAAATGTTACAAACTTCTTCTTCTCATATTTTACATCGCCTTCTTCTTCACGCATGGCTTCTATGGCCATCTTCCTTATGGTGTCGTCTGCTATCCCTATGTAACCCATGAACGTCCGCATCTTCTGGTTCAGCTTACGCCCTGTGACATAGTTCGCTTTGAATCCACAGTTGAAACAATGAAAAGATATTGTGCCATCAGCACTGGTCATTATACCGCCACGTTTCTTCTTGTCAGCTGACTCTCCGTTGTGTACACAACAGGGTGCATTGAAGCTTATCCAACCACTGGGAGTTTTCTTTCGACCTGCAGGTAGCGAAGTCAGAATTGTATTCTGTATCAAATTCATTAACTATATTTTACTGTCTATATAGGATTTTGTCAACTAGGCCGGTATTATCTGAATCATTATCCCATGAGAATCTTACATTTTGATAGACACCTGTGAAGTTGAAAGTGGTAACAGCAGTTGAATTGGTAAATGTATTTGTTGCAGAAGCTTCTCCGTTCATGGTGATATCAAAATAATCAGAAGCAGATGTTGGAGTTGTTGACATTGTTCCCTGCACTCTCAGACTACCTGTGAAGTCTTTAGTATAAACTGCAATCGTGTGTAATGCCTTGTTGTTGTTTATACCAGGTTTGGCACCTTGAGCCCCTGAAGTTTTTGCTAGTGGTCCATTTGTTTCTGTGAAACTTGTTATAGTTGTACTTGCTGTAAATTCCGGATAGGCACCTTCTAGCAATTCTATCGAGCCAGCGGCCGCATATCCTGTATTAGCATAGGTAACTTCTCTGCTACCATCTGATTTAACTTCACGCACTGCGAAGTTGTAAAATTTTGCATCCAGCGGTAATAAATCACCCTCTGTGATTGTACAGCTGGCATCACCCTTTGTGCTAACTGTAGATCCATCATCTAATATTGTTAGTGTTTTTGTGATAACTGATTTTTTACTTTCAGTGTCAATAACGTTTAATTCGTAGGTCTTTGTTGTGATGTCTTGTGCCTTCTGATCCTCATTCTTGAACGTGAATGATATGGGATTTGATACTCCCCTATGAAGCGTTAAACGTCTATCGTACACTTTTGAGTTCCTTCCGTGATAACCACTTATGTAGGCGATTACCAAGTTGTTTATTAAATACCTTTGTACTGTTTGCATAATACATATTTAACAGTATTTATAGATAGAACATGAATGAAATTTTTAACACGTTAAGAGACAAGTTCCCATTTTTAAGCCTTATACGAAAGGGAGACCTTGAATACGTAGGTATAGTGCAGAATGAAGATCTCAACGTTATCAGCTTTTACGACTACGGTAGATTGATGATGCCCCAGGACAAGATGAAGTTTTTGAAATCTGGAGAAATTTGGTGGCATGAATCTAATAGAAAACTACCAATTAACATATTCCTCAAAGGCGACTTTCGTTATTTCCGTTCAACTCTAGTTACTTTAAATTCTAAGGATGTTGAAATAATACACGGACCAACTGTTAAACTTTCTGAAATTTCAAAGAAGAGAGTGAAAAGAAGAACTATACAATTAGTTAGACGGCCTGCCTAGCTTTTAGCTTTCTCAATATATTTTTTATAATATATAGTCAACGGATTGTCCGCTTGATAAGGGCAATCATGTGAAGGCATCTTGTATGTTTTCTTTTTAAGTTTTTTAGGATTTTTCTTTTTAAGTTTCTGATGTAGCATCAAAACTATATTTAGCTTTAGTCAGCAAATTCATCTGCACAACAATAGCTTGGGCATAAGCAACAGCATGTGACTTCTTGAAGAAATAAGATCCGTCTGTAGGTTTAACCCATACTTCCTTTACTATCTCACTCCACTCTTTGTACATCAGCTGTCTTTTTGCAGGACGTATAATTGCAAGTACAGCCGCAAGTTGTTCGATAGTCCTTGGATCTAGTTTGGACACTATGTTATAATGGCCATTTAGGTGAAAAAGGTTTTCCACTACTTTTGGATCTTTCAATATATCCCAATCCGGTTCCTGTATCATTAGTTCAACTAGTTCTTGTTCTGATTTGACTTCTTTGTATAGATTTACATTAAGGCAATCGATCTTGAAGTAACCCCTGTCTTCAGCTTTTTTGTAATCTAGAGAGGCATGTCCGGTAACTGGGTGTTCTGGTATAGCATGAAAATAGACTCCTGTCTTGTGTTTCTCAGTCTTGTCTTCTCTGATCATGGATGCAGGTGTGTGCTTGAACAATTTTAATGTTCCGTCCCTGTCAAAAAAATCTATGTCTACATCAGGCATTAGTGTATACTTCCTTTGTCTTTCTCATTATGTTTGATAAACTCTTCCCTTGAACCAGGTTGCAACAAATCTATCACATCCAGTAGTGCTCTGTAACCAGCACTGTTTATCATTGCTGTGTTCATCTTTGGTACTAAAATTTTTCTTATCTCTCCGCCTTTGCTTATAATAACACAACTGTCACCATCAACAAAATCTAATTCGTCTGATTCGTCTACATCTATTCTAGACAATTTTGGCCTCCTTGGCTGTGTCCTGCACAAGCATCTGGTCGGCCGGAAAGCTTCTAAACTTGTTTGCCCAATACTCTGGATTTATAAATCTTTGTGTCATTTGTAATTGTTCGTCGCTAAACGATTTTAACATTTTTTTTCCTGCGTTGCAACCTAGCAATAGCCATGGACTTATTTTTCCTTGCTGTATATGTTGCACTGCCCTGTTTGTGTTGACAAGTCTAAAGTAGTCAGACCATTGTGCATTCTGTTCTGTTGCCCAGTCCATCATTGTTGCAATACTTCTCTGTAAAGCGGCTTCAACTGGCTCCCCTTTCAGAGCATCGATTAGGTATGCTTCGTAAAGGTCATCTCTTGCCCAGTGATCGAGTTTGATCTTTGAGTGTAAAACATAGTCTATGTATTTGTCTGGATACAGTGGGTTGATGTGCATAATGTATCTGCCAAACTTAACAAATGCATTGTAGTAAGCACTGTCAACAAAATCTTCGTATGTCCTGGCCTTACTAGTGTGTTGGTGTATCTGATAGAATCTCTGGAATACCATGAAAGCGTTTACTACCCACTTCTCATCTTTCTGTAGATATCTTCTTTTTGGTTCGCAAAGATGAACTTGTAGTGTTCTCTCTTTTGCGAATGTCTTGCCGCAATATGTACATTTATTTAGATTCAATGCCATGTGCCTCTATCAGTTCCTCTAGTTCTTTGTCAGTAATAATCTTGTCTAATACTTCTAAATCAGTTTCTTTCCAGTTAGGATAAATTTGCATCAACTTCTTTAAAGATTTATTTGCTACACGTTTCATTGGTTTGATCCATGGATGGAACTGTTGTGTCTCTGCACCACACATAGCAGTCAACACCCACAGGAGTTTCTTGTGTTTACCTAAGGTGAAACAGTGTTTGTTTACACACTCATTAACCATTTCAACGTAGTGTTCCACATAGAAAGGATCTTTCGAAGACACACTTGACACGTATCTCATCAGCATATATGGAGAATACAACGACTTCTCATGATCGTCGATCCTGTCGTAGTAGTCTTTGTTTCTAAAGTCTACAGCTTTAAGACCGTTCCTTAATTCAAAAAATTTCCTTTTACTTTTTTCTGCTGGCATATTTTAATCCAAACATTGTACATTCTTTAGGAGTTACAAATGTTAATTGTAATTTATTATTCATGTGTTTCATACCTGAAACTTTTAATTTAGTTTTGTTTAACCATTCAAAGAAGTCCAAAGGCCAGTTTTTATCCATCCAGATTGGTGTGCCTTCTATAAGCATAATAGGTGCTTCTATTTTTATAGATTTTCTACCAGACGTCGCCATAATCAACCTGTTCGCATTGTCTTGAAATTTCTTTTACAAAATATGCACAGATGGGTTTAGGTCCATTAGTTAACGGAACTGCTAACATCTGTCCTGACTTGATCTTTGGAAAATACCATTTAACTTCGGTGTAGATGTCTACAACATCAATGGGATAAAAATCTGGTTTGACACTTGATAGTGGATTAAATGTAAATGCATCAAATCCTCGATCGTTTAAACTGGTTATAGGTAACACATGCATCTCTGGTTGTCCTTGTTCACCTATCAACATCTTCCAATCCAAAGGCATCTTGATCTTGTGTTCGCCAATTTGTAGTACTGCCGCTGGTGCATTGAAACTCTCTAGAAATATTAAAGGTATATAGAAGAAGTCTGGATTGTTGGGATCGGAATTATCTAGTACTGCGAACCTCAATTTTTCATCAACCCACTCGGGTATCTTCTCTATGCTGTATGCTCGATCATCAAGTGTAAGGATTTTCATAATTTACTTTCTCTATATTATACGGGTAATTGGCCTCTTTGTAAAACTTTTTCCTTGCCCCCAAGTGTCTTTTTGCAAACTTGCAACTACTGGTAATATCCCATATTTGCACGTTCTCTTTGTCCTCAGCCTTTCTTATTCCTCTTCCTATGCTCTGTATCACACGAACAAACGACTTGCCCGGCTCTATGAGAACAAGATTAAAAATACGAGGAATGTTAATACCAACACTGGCAACTCCATATGTGGCGATAATAATTTTATTTGTTGCAGTAGATACTTCATCATATTGTTCCTTCCTGTCTATGTTTTTAGTTGATCCAGATACGAAAACCGAATCCTCAAGTTGTTCCTGTAGTATTTGTCCTGCCGATATCCTATCGACAAGTATCAGTGTGTTACCTGATGTTGAAATATCTTTTATAGTGTTTGCTACCCACTTCATTCTGACCTTGTCTGTTGTAAGCCATTTAAGTTCTTCTGCATATGTTTTGAACATTGGATGATCCTGTGTCTGTAAAACATTTACGTGACAGTTTGCAAGTACACCTTTGTCTTGCAATTCACTTGCTTGAATTCTGTGTGTAACATCTCCTATGCTACATTTCAACCCCATGAACTCGTAGTCTGCTTTGGGTACTGTACCTGTCAGCCCCCAACGTATGCCACAGTGTGCAAAAGGACCAGTTAACAATCTTTTAAGCACATCTGCCTTGGCCATGTGTACTTCGTCAATTATCACTGTGTTGATTCCTTGAATAGCTTCTGCAAATGCTTCTGAGTGTTCGTCCTTGCTTTTCTTTTCTAATACATTTAATGATTGCCAAGTTGCAATAGTGTTAAACCTGCCCAACTCTTTCCTGTCTCCGTAGTACACACCCACATCTAAATTACAGGCAACAAAGTCCTCCTCTGTTTGTGTTACTAGACTTTTGTTTGGTACAATAGTCAGTGTACGTCCATAAGGCTCGACCAATTGGCACAGTGCCGCAGTAATGATTGTTTTACCTGCTCCTGTGGCAATCTCTTGTATGCACTGTGGATTTTCTATAAATTTGTTTATTGTCTCTACTTGGTAGTCTCTTAATTCTATTGGCTGTCCCGCCATCGGATGATTGACAGGCCATGTGATGTGTGAAAGGTAATTTTTATCTACTACTTTGAATTCAAAGTTGTGTTGCTCTCTGCGATCTTCCATCTCTACATACACACCGCCATCTTCTAGTATGGGAAGTATTTGATCAACAAGATTTAGATATGTCGTACCACCTAGACCAAAGAATGATATTTTACCATCCCATCGGCCCAACTTGACCGCTGGAAGATGTCTAGCATACGGTATTTCATATTTGAATTTATTGGATAGCCTCTTCCTCCATTCCAGGGAAAGATTCTCAAATTTGACGTTCACTTCGTCTTTGATTACTAATTTACAACTGCTCATAATTAAAGTTTCACTATTATATGATCATGCCAATCCCAATTACTCGGCTGATGATTACTATAATACAACTTTTTTGGAAGATTCTCAAGAAGTCTTTTTAGATTATCTGTTCCTGATGCAAAGTAACCACCACCAAGTGATACTAATGATGATTTTGGTTTTATGTTACTCCTAATTAACGCTCTCGGGATCCTGTTTCTCACAAATATAACTTTAGTTTTTTTGTTTATGAACTTGAACTGTTTGCTCATTTGGTGTAGTTCAAATAGGTTTTCAAAGAAATCTCTGGATGTATTGTTGTTGATCATCATCTGTCTCTGGCTTAAATTTCGACTTTCTAAATCTTTCATGTACACAGGTTCTTTAACATCAAAACCCCACGAGCACTCGGTTAGTATGTCTATACCGTTAGCCTTGAATGCGTTCATCCACTCCCAGAATTCATGTACCTCTTCTTTTGTATTCATTTCTCCACTCACTGGCATCATGATTGGAAAACAATTCAATTCTATTAATCCTTTTACAACTTCACTTTTAGTGAATCCCTCAGAATCTATCCACAACTTGTGATAGTTGTTGTGTGCTATTTTGTAACCTACTGTTGTCTCAGCCGATACACTAATGCCGTTTGTCTTTATACTAAAATTTTTTAATGAATCAACTTGCTCTATTGCTGACTTATGTTTCAAGTTTTCTTCCCAGTACTCCTGCAAAGAATTTGTAGCATTATCTAAAACAACATTCCCGGCGACAAGTCTTGCTGTGGGACTCTTGTATCCTGATATTTCTTGTTTGACTTTTTCATAATCATCTAGTAACGATACATCTATAAATTTAAAATCGTAACGTACTGCAATCAGTGTTAGGTAGTACGTTGTGACATCTGACTGTAGGAAAGTCCATTTCTTTGCTTCACCGTCATACAGTGCATACCCGCCTGGCAATCCTCTTTTGTCTTTTAATAATCTGATAAGTGATATAATTTTTTTGTTATAAGGAAATTTTACTTCGATCTTTTCCTGCTCATCGTCATCAATAAATTTCTCTATGCTCTTGTCAAAGCTGATTACTCTAAATTCGTCTTCGTATACAGGTTTATCCAACAGTGTTTTAATGTTCATGCCGTGTGCTTGGAACTTGGTTAGGTATCTTTTTAAGATTACCAGTGCTAATTTTGCCTGTTTTTCTGTCCACACATATTGTGATTCTGCTAGTGATGTTACAGTTTCTTTATCTTTTGGATGGGGGCTAATAAGGGTTTTTTGGGTATCCGGGGTACTTAACCAGAAATAATCATTATATGCTAGTATTTTAAGTGCTTCGTTAATTGTTTTTGGTAAATCTGTGTGCATATTGTCCATGTATTTTAAGATAATTATTATTATAGTGTAGCATAATTGGTAAATTTGTCAACCATGAAAAAAATAAAGAAAAAAACATACAGTCAACGGAAAGCATTGAAGATCAGATTGGAGAATACTCTGATCAGACGCAAGAACATTGTTGGCTTCAAACCCACAGAGCAACAGGCATACCACTGGTTCAAACATCTGAACACAGGATTGTTCAACAATAAATTACCAAATGTTCCTCTTTACATCTTGAGAATGACTAACGACTGGGGTAGATGTTGGGCCAATTGGGATAATAGGAAGTGTAGAAAAGGTACATATGACCAAAGTGTGATACCTTATGGTAAATGTGAGATCGACTTTGCTATAGAACTACATTCAAAATATCCTACATGGAGAGACTTCATTGAGACACTGGCACATGAGATGGTGCACCTATACCAAATGACTATTATAGAAGACCCTTACTCTAATCACAACGCTAACTTCTTTGCCTTCAGGAACAAATTTAGACTAGCAGGATTGAATCTTTCAAGAACTGGTTAATACAGTCTCTTCAAATTTCTTGTAACTTATTATAGAACTATTACCCATGTCGGTACCTGTCTGTACATTATGCATGTACTCTGGTGGATTGTCATGCACCATGATGTAGTTTACATACGGTCTCATCTTAAGCATGTCTCTGAACTGTTTTAGCCACCCTTCGAATATTTTATCATCGTTACGTGGACCATAGTTATCTGTATCTTGATAGATGTTGTTCAGTTCGCCTTTGCCAAACTCCCTAAAATCAAATCCTAATAGATAGATGTTCTTGTGTCCGTGTACCCCTGCTGTCCAAAATGCCGCATTACCTGAGATCCAGTAAGGGTTGTTTGGTATGAGATGTAACATACCCTTAGACTGTTTCCTGTTAACTTCTAGTGATGGTGCATAGTGGTATGTCTTCAACCCAACTTCATCCTCCACCATCTTCTGTGTTATTTTAGTATCAACAGAAAATATAAAGTCTGGCATAAAGTCTCTGTACAATGCATTACAGCCATATGTCTGTCCTGATGCTTTTAGTTGATTTAGATCAAAACCTATACGTGATGGTCCGTTACCTATGATATATGCATTACCACGTGGAACTACTTTTACCTTGTCTTCATAAAATGCAGTCTCCTGTATTTTTTTTCCGTTACGTATTATAAGATTAGTGTTGACTGTCTCTCCCTCGTAAGGTTTCCATTCTATAGGTTCTATCTTTATCATGTCAAGTAATTGTCCGCTAGTCGTTTTTTAATTCTTTTCCATGGCAGACCTTGTTCTATCTCATCAGTCCACCATTCCGTGTATGCTAACTTGTTTGCCCAGTGTTGTCTATCGGGCATTTCGGGATTATTGATATTTTCAAATGTTTTATTACCAACTTCATAAGTTAAACTGGCCTCGGAAACATATACAGGAATTCCTGAGAACACTGCTGTCATGGCAGGATTGCTCGAATGACTAACCACAGCCCAGGCTGACTTTAATCGGTCTGCCAGATCCGTGTCGTCGTATGTGTTCTTATCTCTTCTAGGACCTACCATCTTTACGTCCTTGTATTTTGTTGTGTCTATTGCCACATGATTCCTAGGATGTGGTCTGATGATAATAGGCTTGTCTGTGTACTTCCTGAGCTCTGTTATCTTTTGATCAAACCATTTTGACATTGGTGGATTATTCCTCCACTGGTGACTGTTGGTATGCTGTCCACATATGATTATGTTGTTACCTGTCTGCTTCCAAGGTTCGAGTTCAACATTAAATTTTTTCCAACGTTCGCCGTCTACCATATCGTTAGCAAAATCGGCCTCTCTGTTTACTCCGTTGATCCCTATCTTCCAGGTCTCATTTCTTTTTATACCACCTACTTCTACTACAATGACAGGTTTGTTCTTATTCCGATATGTTTCCCATATACTACGATATTTGGCCATCCTGCCTTGCCACAGCACTGACCATATAACAGCTACATCACATTGTCCATCGTCCTTGTTGACAAACACAGTGTCTCCGGCCTGTCTCATACTTTTTAAGAAAGCGTCAAATACAGTTTTAGAATTTAATGGGCCATAATCTGTAAAGCAACTTATCTTCACTGTATTGTCTTCCAGTAATCTAGTTCTGTTATATCTTTTGTAGCTTCGAGTGTTTGTGGTTTGAAATCTTTCTTAGCACTAGTGCCTGCTTCTTTTCTGTTACCTTTGAAGTGGTCCATGTATAGGCCCAGTTCGCTGTTGATGAATACATGATGTCCTTTAACTCCCTTCCAACGTCCAATGTCGTTAACTTTAACATTTTTCTCTTTCCGGTATAGCTTTGATAGGTGCCATAAGGTCGAACAGTCAGTCCACCCTAGCGTTAGTTTAAAAACGTCATCGCTGGTATACATTTTTTCCCAGTCGTTGTTGTAATTCTGTATCTCTGGATGATTTAAGTTGTAACCAACAAAACCACACTCCGGATCCTTCCCCTGATCTTTTAGGTCTGGATTTGTACGGCCCAGGTATGTCAACATTGTATCTGCTGGTAATAAGTTTTCTAGAAATTCTTTTGGCATGGCCCTGAAGGAATATGTGTCGGCGTCCAACCAAATAATATAATCATACCCTGGAGATGATTTTACAGCATGAGTTACACAGAATACTTTGTTTGCAAACCTTACAGCGTTCCATTGGAATGAACCTTTCGTTGGCATAGGTCCTGGCCTACGAATGCCGTTTGGTATTTCTTGTATTTCTCCGTTGGCAACAGGGTCATCTTTATATTTGTTTTTAAAATTTAATAACTCCGGTTGTACTTCGTGTGCATCTAACCATTGAACCCTAGGATGTTCAAAAATATCCTGAGTCTGTCCTTCGTGGTAAACTGCAACATCAGTGTCTGCAGGCCAATGTTGTAATACACTGTCAACTGCTCTCTTGGCATACTCGTTCCATGTACCCGGTTTGTATGATGTTATAACTTTAATCTTCATAATGTGTATATTTAATCTACCTAGTCATATGGTAGTTTTTAATCCAATCACTAACGATCCAAGCCGGTACTACGGTCTTGCCTGACATGGCATTACTACCTGTTCTTTTTTTATAAAATGCTGTAAGATCAATGTTAGTATTTGAGGCTAGCCAATTACTAACAGGAACAGTCCATCCAGTTTTTTTCTTGTTAATAATTTGATTAGGCAGTATTTCTCTGTAAGTTTGTTTTATAAAAAGTTTAGTATCACTCTTGTTGAGACCTATTTTTAATTCAGTATGCATACTCATACAATATTTCATAAACATTTTAGTTGCAAATGGGAAACGTCCTTCCATGCCATGTGCCATTCCGTACTTGTCGTTTCTACTAAACATCTCTTCTGGAACCTGTGCAACACAATCTAACGCCATAAAAGAACCAACAGGATCTTCTGGATTCCACAAGTCTCCGGGGTAACATTTTTTAAATTCTTCTAATAATGTTGAATCATTAACAGGTTTGTTTGATAGGTCCAACGGACGCTTTATTCTTTGTAGCCACAATTTTAGTACATCGTCCCAACTTTCTATTTGTGTTTTTCCTAGTTGCTTGTTTAGATAATCTTTATTTCTTAATAGTTTCCAATATCTAGTATACCCGCCTAGTATCTCATCTCCCATGTCTCCGGCTAGTGTTACTACAATGTTGTCTTGTGATAAGAATCTATTAGTATAACAGTACATAGACATGCTAGGATTGTATACCGGTTGTTCCATGTAGTATATGCTGTCATCCCACATTTCGATATATTTTTGAGGAGTTATTACAACTTCAGTGTGATTAAATCCTTGTTGTGTTGCGAGTACTTTGGCACAATTAGCATCGCTGTTGTGATCCTCATCGGTTACAACGTTTGGTTCCATTCTGTTTGTAAACGTATTAACGTCACCTT